ATTGCCATTTCTGTCTCCTTAACTTACTGGCACTCGGAACTGCCCCGAGCGATATGCGTCTTCACGTAGTTTGCCGTCACCCAAAGTTTTAAGCAACGCAATAGATTGCAAATACATCTTCTCGTACATTGCAACAATATCTGGCTCACCCTTCATAAATCGTATCGCTTCGATAAGCGCACCGTTAAGTAGAGCAGAATCAAACTCGTCCCCAAGCCATGTATTGTTAGCCACAACGATGGATTGAGGATAATATCCATAATGTAGCTCCATGGCATATGAACTGTCTGGGGTAGGTCCGAGGATAATTGTGTCGTCGTCAAAGTAAGCATAGTGTTTTGGTAACCCCTCTGATGTTGGATTAGGGTACGCTTCTCGCATAAAGTTTACGTCTTTGTTAAGGAGGTAATGATACACACCACTACCATCTACCACCGCAAGGCTGTAGCTGTACAAAAAGTCACTTGGGGAAGACAAGTAGTTATTACTTGCTGTCACTGTACCTGTAACATTCTTACGCAGCGCAGGTATCTGCACTGTGTTGTATATCTTCTGTTCAGCCTGCTGTGTGAACATAGCGAGCTGGTCATCTGTAAACGAGTTTTCACAGATGTCTTCGATGTTAGTTTTCAGCTCGGTATAATTCATAGCTTACGCCATTGGCCCCCGTGCATACAAACCTTTGGTCGCTGCGCCTGTGCCGCGTACCTTGATTTTACCACCCTTTTTGTAGGCCGTTTGCATAGGCTGGCCTGTCTTCTTTGCTTCCTTTGCGGCGGCTTTCTTACCTGCTGCATCGTATCCGAACATCTTATTTCCAACTTTGGGCATAGCGCACCTCCTATGTTATACTTACGGTAACTTGACCAACCTGACCAGCACCTACTAAATTGTTAGGGGTAAGCCCAAACGGGTCATCCCCTCCACCTACAGGGTTCCAACCCCACTGAATACCACGGCTACTTGTATCCCCAGACGGCCCTAAACTCTGATCGGGGCGTGGGTTGCGTATAGCCTGTGGGTCATCAACAGGAAACTCACCCAACTTTAACTGTGGGTGGTCTGGACTCCAACACTCAGGACAAGCCTTTATATTTGTATCTCGGCCTTTTACAAATAGGTTCTTTAGCTCCCGTAGCTTGTACTGGAACCCGCATACATCGCAGAGCGCTAACGCTTTCTTTGCTGATGCAAACCTAGTCGTCATTAGGCAATCCTACCTATTCTAGGCACAAATCGTGCCGCTGTTTTCTCTCGATCCTCGCCCGCAGCCATCTCGAACTGCTCGTCGTACACAGCTTTTAACATTGGTATACGTTCAGCCAGTTCAGGAACCTTCATAGCAATGTGGTAAGCTAACCCCGCAACAAGACATGGGAAGAAACGGAAGTTCATATCTGCTGTCTGTACCCCAGACCCAGCATCCTGAATACGACGCATACGCCAGTAGTATAACACGTAATTGTTGTTATCAGGCACAGGCCACACATTTACCTTTGGTGCATCGCGTAAACGTTCGACATAGAGCTGTATGGGACGCCCTTGTGTTAACTTGTTAGGTATAGACGCGTACGTACTTACACTGATCCTGCTTATGGTAAGATCAGATTGTGTCGAGGTGTTACCACTATTAGTACGTATTTGGTGTTCTAGCAAATCAATAGTATCTGCTGGTAGTGTGTACTGTGTGGTGCCCTGCACTAGGTTTATCGTGCCAGAATCAATAGTCCACATATTGATGCCGCGGTTTTGCCACTCAATCGTCATCAAATTCATGGATCGTCTGGCGGTGCGTAAGTCGTAGCCAGAACGCATCTCGCGGCCCGCACGTTCCCATGCTTCCTCCGCTATCTCGGTGAAGTCCATATCGAACGCTGTGGTGCCTGATGTCGTCATTTCTTACGCCTCTTTAGCGGAGATACCCGTCTGGGCTTACCCGCTGGTTGTCCTAAACGCTTCTTCTGCGCTATACGCTTGCTTTTCTCAGCCTTCGTCATTTCCCCGCTAGTTTTTGGAGTTTTGCTAGAAACTCGTTTAGATGGTCTACAGTACGGTGTACCTCGGCTTTCACCTTTTTTACGACCACACGGCTTACCCGTCTTAACATCTTTCCAGTCCTCCTTGAACCAGCGTTTAAGTGCAGCACCTTTTGCGGTTTTGCGAACAGCCATTACTTGCCCGCCTTCTTCTTTCTACATTTTGCGATGGCCCCACTCGCATACGCGCTTGGGAACACCTTGTACGAAGCCTTTACTTTGTGGTAACACGCATCCTTGACGGTGCCGCCCTTCTTGTAACCTTTGCTACATTTAGAACAGCCACAGCTACCGGATTTGTAATACCTACGCATCAGCGCATCTTACAGACTTTACCGCCACGGGCCATGCCGTAGCCGCGGATTTTACCACCAGACTTCATCTTCTTGACCTTACCGCCAGCCATCATACCGCCTGTAAGACGCTTAAAATCCTCTGGGCTATAGTTTTCTTTTGGGTCGATCCCACGCGTACTACCACTCGGCATACCACCAATAGTCTCAGGTCGTAGTTTAGGACGAGGACTTGTAGCATTCGGACGTTTCATAGGGCGGGGGGAAGTCATAGGTGCAGCAGAACGCTTCTTCGTAGGGCGCTTTTTCGGGCGCTTTTTACCGAGTTCATCCATATCTACACTCATTCCAGCTTGATATTTTTTCACTTTACCACCTTTCTTGAATACGCCGCGGCCCTTCAGGACATCAGCTTGTGTTACTTTACCGTCACCTGTCAGATCAGGCATACCACCTTTTTTATAACCTTTTGCGGGTTTGTTCATAAACTTTTTCGCAACCTCTTTAGATATACCCATTTCTGGGTCGTTATACGCCATAGCCATAAACTTACGTTGTTTTTCAGACTTCGCAGGCACTAGCAGTTCCACTTCCGTAAACTCTTGTTAATACGGCTATTTGGGTCGTTAGCCGTCTTTGCGCTCGTATTACGTTTCTTCATGCCCTTCATGCGTGCGCAGAAAGACTTCCGCCGATTAGCGGCCTTAGAACCTTTTTTGAGCTTGCTGGGCTTAGTAGTAACCGCGGTCTTTAATTTACTGCCGGGGTTAGCTTTTCGATAACTAGCGACACCTTTAGCGTTCAAGCCGCCAGACTCGCTTTTACCTTCTTTGCGCTGCCAAGCGGGAGACTTTACTCCCCCACCCTTTTTATAATATGCCCGCATAGCACCCTCCTAGCTATAGAAGAAGGTCATGGCGGTTATATTAGTAGCCGCGGATACATAAACGTCTGAACTACAGCGAATACCATCATCAGGAATGTTAATTGAGTGAGAGTCGGACGCTAGAAAATCAATATCCAGCACTGTAGTGCCTCCGTTACCGTTGGTAACTGTAAGACGCCCCGCACCTGCACCTGTTAAAACTTGTACCTGACGAACTCGCGCTGGGCCTACACCTAACGATCCTGCGCCTGTTACACGTTTGGTTAATACATCAGAAGACATATGTTAGTCCTTCTTCTTTTTAGGACGACCACGCTTCTTGGTAGCAGGTTTATCTTCCCATGCCTCATTTACATCAGGCGTAGAAGGATCGTCTGCTTTAAGCGTACCATCTGTGTTACGGGCACGGACTTTAGATGTCCCCAAACCACGAGCTGCTAGTTCTTCTTCGCTAGGCGGTTGAAACCGATCACTCATGCTTCACCCCCTTACGCTGCTGCGATTGTGGCACCTGTGTCAGAACGCTTCCAGTTTGTTCCGTCAGAGAAAGCCAAGATAGCGGAACCAGCCGCACCGTTTGAAACGAACACAACTGTACCTGCACCTGCAGAAGAAGCTGATGGAGCGTTAGCTACGGTATAAGTTGGAACTTTAATATCACCAACAAAGCCGTTGGTAGAGGTCACTGGACCTGAAAAGGTAGTATTCGCCATGAATATGTCCTCACATGCGAGTTAAGTGAATCTGTCTGCATGTCGTCAGTCGGGCCTGTCAGATTCACGGGATGCTCCCGATAATTAACAATATACCACTACATAACATAATATGTCAACAAAAAGAAAGGGGCCACCGAAGTGACCCCTAACATAGTCTATGTGACCTGCCTTACGCTCCGGGCGAACCGAAGATACCCAGTGGGTCAGATACACCGAAGCTGTAACGCTCACGGGCTTTATAGCGGCTGTTGCCTGTATCGAAGTCAGCATCCATCGAAGTCGCCATTGGCGCACGAGTGAAGTGCTTCAGACCGTTTGGTACGTCAGTCATCAAGAACCAAGCATTGGTGTCTGTCAGATAGTGGTTGACCGCATAGCCTTCAGGGATTGACCCGTTGTTGCGTAGTGCGTTCAAATCGTTATCGGCAGTACCGACACGACCTTCTGTCTCTAGGAGACGAGTTGCCACGAACTGCAGTGCTGGTGGGATAATCAACTTACGTGGTTGTGATGCGATAAGCAAACCACGCTCGTCTGTCCAACCCGCGATCTGAATAACTGCTGCTTCAAGCGATGTCTCGTTGAGGTCAGCCGCTACTGCTGGCGTGTTAGAGTTAGTTCCACCAGATACCAATGGGTGGTCGGTAGCACACAAGGATTTACCGTCACCGTATGTGGTGCCTGCGGCGAAGGCGTTGTTAAGAACTGCAGCAGCCTTAACTTGCTTCGTGTACGCCATGGCACGAGCCAGTGCTTTAGTATAACGAGATGACAATGAGTCATACAGGTTATCCTCAATAGCTTCCTCAGTGATTGAGAAACCCATCGCAACTGTTTCGTGTGTGTAGCGTGCAGTCCATGCTTCTTGAGCATTGTCATACTCAATCGCGGAACCTTCACCTTTAACTGGCGCTGCTGAAAAACCGGATAATTTGGTTTCTTCCTCGAATGACCGATCTGACGATTCGGTTTCAAAGATTTCAGCGTGTTCTTCGCCATATTTTGCGTATTCCATTCCGAACAATGCGTTCAGGCCGGGGAGCAGCTCTTTAAGTAGCTGGGCGCGTGAAATAGCCATTAGTTAATCTCCTTATACGCCAGTAGTGTTACTGTACTGGTGACCTGCGTTCCATTTAACGTAAGCCTCAGTGTAACCACCACTTGTGTTTTTGGTTTCTTCAACCAAACCGATGATACGGAACGGCAACGTGTTAGTAGTTGCTGATGTATCAGAAATAGCACCACGCGAGTTACCCGAAGTCGAGTCACCTGTGTTGTCTACGCCTGCTACGTTTGCGCCGATATCGGTTATCGCTAGATCACCAATAGTTGTACCTGAAGAAACAACAGCGGCTTTGAACAGCAGGTCAGTAGCGTCTGCTACGTAAGCCTGAATGTCGCTTGCGACTGTGTTTGCAGGATAAGATTGGCTGTATAATTCATAACCCAAATTTGGATCAGTGTATTTACAACCCATGAAAACACCAACAGGTGTCATTGCAGCATCGAACGGGTCACGTTCAACAGTGCCTCCGGTAACCACTTTAACGGCATCACCAAAGAAGATGCTAGTGTCATAACCACTGGCAATACTCATTTGACGATAGACGCCCCCAACAAAGGGAGTGCCGCTTAGTAGTTTTACCGGAACCAGACCGTAAGGTCCGCTAACAGAAGGATAAGCCATCTAAAGCTCCTAAGATTAAGTTCCTTTACCGAAAGTAACCTTCGTCTTCCGTTCATTAAACAACGGCATACGAGGATCATTTTCTCTCATAAGGTTGTTGTCAACAGAGTTCATCTGAGCTTGTGCCTGTTCGTTATAGTAGGCGTTCCGCTCTTCGACCATCTCCTTCGGAGCCTTACACAACATCAAACCACCGATAACCACATTGTCCTTGAAGCGTTCTTGCTCAATCGCAACAATGGTAATTTCTGGATGATCCGACGCCTTTACAGGCTCCCAACCTTCACGAAGTTTTGAAGAAACGTTTGTGGCATCGACCTGACCCTGTGTACTTACGCGTACCCAGTGAAAATCATAGCCCGGCTCGGGATTGGGAGAGGGTAATACCTCGGGGCGCGTCCAAGCCTTTTTACGAACTGTACGTTCGCGGGTTTCTAATTCACGGTTAATCCGATTCTCAGCCATTTTGTTTCCTCATATCTAATGCAACCTGTTTGGCGTATTGTTGAGGCGTTAACCCCAACCTCTTAGCGAGCTGAACTTGGGTCTTGGTCAGTGTTACCTTTTTAGGGGCTGTGCTCCGCGTTGCGGGTGCCACTACCTGTGTCTTTCGCTTCGGTTCAGCATCCTCGAACTGGTCGGGGAATACTTGACGCATACGAGTATCAATCGTCTCGTAGTATTCATCACTTTGCGGGCTTACGCCCTGTTTGACAAGTTTACTATGCAACCCCAGCGCTAAACTCGTCATCTCATCATCGCTGCCAAACCACGAATTGTTCTTTTGCCAATTTGCGGCCCGTTCATCGACCTGTACTGCCGGGGCGGGTTCTGGTTCTGGTTGTACAGGAGTTTCTTCGTCCTGTAAAGCAGGTAATTTAAAGTTTGCTAACCTATCGGCCTTTAACTTAGCAGATGTTAACTTTTCTTGCGCTTCAAGCACAGCTTCTGAATCACCGGACTCATACGCTTCTTTGTATGAGCGTTTGGCGGCTTCAGTTTCTATGGCTGCGTTCTTCTTAGCCTGCTCAAGCAACGCCGTCTGGTTCTTGTTAACGTTGCCCTTTAGCTTCTTATTCTCTTCCATAAGCTGCTGTGTGACGCGTTCAAGCTCTTGGCTTTGACGCACGGCCTCTTCTTTGGCCCTACGCTCGTCATGGTAGCCTTTGGTAAAGTGTTTTATCCGCTTCTGAACTTGTTCCGAATACTTCTCAAGCTCTTCGTCAGTGACATCTTCGGGAGGCTCTGACGGTTTACGGTTGCGGTCAGCTTTTGGCGTGTCATCAACAACCTCAATCTCAAGGTCGTCATCAGCACTATCCTTTTTGCTTTCAGGTTCAGGAGCTGGTGCCGCGTCTTCTGCGAAATCTTCCGCAGTTTTCTTACCAGTAACGTCGATCTCAACTGCGCTAGTTTCTTCAATATCCACATTTTCATCATCAGTTTCTGGGAACTCAAATTCTACTTTTTGAAATGCCATGATTACGCCCTCTGTATGCCCGATGGATCAGCAACGACAGCCTCAATGGAATCGTCGTTCATCAACCTATATTCTACACCACCTACGGTGAACCGTGTGCCCGAGTTCATACGGAACATCACAAAGTCACCTTCTTTACACCAAGGTCCGTTAGGGAAGCGCTCTTCATCCCCGTAGGCTTGGTCACCCATATCCACAACAAGTCCGATTATCGACATAATATGATCCCGAGACCGTTCTGAATCGGTCTTCAAGATACTCGTACCTTCATAGGTTTCTTCTGCTTGTGGTAATGCTACAAGTACGCGGTAGCCCACAGGTTTTGGGAGTTGTAACTCCAGTTCAGCATCGCTGATTTTAACTGCTGCTTCAGTCATCATCGTCATCCATATAGTTTTTCGCAAGGTCTTCAATGTAAGATTTGGTGGCTTCGAGACCCCGAATTAAGCCAACAACTTCCCTATAGTTCGCATAGTCTTTAGGTGACCCTGCGTGTAGGAAACTCTGTGCAGACGATATATCGCCGTCGATTTTATCTTTCAGCACGTCAAAGACGGTTTTTGCCATAGTGTGTTATGACTCCTTTTTAGGTTTCTGTGCGGACTGTAACATCCGTGCAGCTTCAAGGCTCATCTTGTTACGCTCGGCACGCGTGGCCTGTTCTAACTTGACGCCCTTTTCTTCTGCTTCTATCGCAACCTCGGCCTGTTCGATCTTGACACGTTCTGCCTCTAACATGGCGGACGTAGCATCCTTGGCCTTCTGTAGGTCGAGTTTTTCTTTCTGCAAGGCGCTATCCGCCTGATCTTTAGCCATCTTACGCTGCTGCTCTTGCTGCTTGACCTGCAGTTCTGCCTGCTTCATCTGTATGATTGGGTCTTGCTGTTGCTGTTGAGCCTTCTGCTGCGCTGCTTGCTGCTGATTTGCCTGTGTAAGCTGCTTGCCTGCGTCCGCAACCAGACGTGACAGTTGTACTTCCATATCTTCTGGCAGCTCCTCGTTCGGAGCGGGTAGTGGTGCGCCCAGCTTCTCTTCGATCTTTTTGCGGTAAGAGAACCCGAGGTGTTCGGCAATATGGGCCTGCAGAGACGCCATAATCTGTTTTGCCTGTGGGTTTTGCCCGATCATCTGTGCCATCATCGGGTCTTGCATAAACGATGTGTGCGTAGCGATATGCGCTTCGTGGTCTTGATAGATAAATGCCTTCATCGGCTTGCCGACCAACGCATCCATGTTCTCGCTGATAGGGTCTGTAGGCTTCGCATCGTCCTTCGTAGGCACCAGCTTATCCGCATTCTTGACCCCTAGCACCTCGATCATCTGCCTGTGTAGCTGTGGCAGGTCATATATCTGTGGTGCCTGCTGTGCCATCTGTAGGACAGCTTGGTACTGTACCACCCGTTGTGCCATCGTAGAGCTGTTAGGATCGCTCACAGGGATCACATCGACCATCATGTAGTCTGCCTGCTTGGCGGTCACTTCGCCTCTCAGCGGCTCGTACGCGTACTCTGTGGGCGCATACTCTGCCATGATGGCCTTGAGCAGCTTAAACTCTTGCTTCATCGCATAGTGTACACGCGCCTGTACCGCAGCCATAGGCTTCAGGGTACGTTCTAGTAGGGCAAGTGTGGTTCCAACGGGGGCGTTAGCGGACATGTCCGAGATGTTCATGTCACTAATAGCGCCTAGCCTACGTCCTTCTGTTGTGATTTGATTCAAGAGGGCGAGAAGGGTCTGGCTAGGTTCCTTGTACGGGAGAGGCATGATGTTATCACGGATGCTACCAGACGGTACGTCTACATCCTTAAACTCACCCGGTTCTATCGGTGTATCGTCCCCCTTGATACGCAACCCACGCGATTTCAGCCCACCGGGGAGATTCGATAGGGTGCCCGCGTCAACGAGCTGGCGTATCAAGGAAGTTCCTGCTTTGGCGTAGCCGCCAATAATATGTATGAGGCCAAGCCCATAAAACCCAAACCCCGGCACGTACACGTAATGGACGAAGTGCTGGCGCTTGAGGGTTAAGGGGTCACCCTCCTCGTAGTTCCTACGGACCGCCAGCACTTCGCCGCTTCCACGCTCAATCGTGACGACATAGGGTCGAGCAATCCCGTCGTCATCGTCTATACCTTCGATCAAAAGGTCAGCGTGGATTTCATAGATAGCGTAGCGGTCATCATTGGTTAGCGAATAGCCACCTTCTTCCGCTTTCTTTTCTTCTATGTCAGTGTGAAATGCTTCGGGGTCACCAAGGTCTACGTCCCTGTAGAACCCACCAGCCTGTAGTTTCTTCAAATCGTTCTTTGTCTTACGCATGATGTGCGTAACACGTTCTGCAGACTCAATGTTTGACGCACCATACGGTACGATGACATCCTCTGCAGATATGTATATAGCCGCCTGACGGCCCATATTAGGGTCAAAGTAGACCTTCTTGAACGCCGACCCAGCCAATCCAAGGCTATACAGCATCCGTTCATGTTCGGGGCGATATTCTACCATACGCTCCGTCAATTCGTAATTCATGTCCGCCTTCACGCGTGACGCGGCTTCTTCCTTCTCCTTGGTTTCTTCACCAAGGATTTTTGTCTTTACTGGTCCCGCAGCGGGGAACGTTTCAGACATTGTTTCTGCTTGGAACCGTATCGCGGCCTCGGCAAGCACGGTAGAGAACACGCCACACGCGCCTTCCCATGGGTCTGTGCGTTCCTCATACTTGAAGCCCAGCACATCCAGACCCTTGACGAACGTATCCGCCCAGTCTTTGCGGCTATCTATATCGGACTGCACCTGCCCCATGAGGTCATCAGACAAGGACGACAGGTCACTATCTTCCATAATCTCGGCTAGGTTGGCCCCAAACTCAGTAAAGTCTGCTTCCGTACCGGGGATTATGGTAACCTCCATACCCCCATCAGACAGCGTTACAGCCTCTGGGTCGATGATTTCAATCTCCAGTTCAGGGACTTCCATTTCTTCCAAGTCTGTAAGTTCTTCGTCCATCCCTAGCGGGGCAGAGAATATTCCTTTTTCAATAGCCATAGCTTACCTCTTAATAATATCCGCCGCTGCGCTGTTTCCAGTATCGGGGTTCTTCTGGTTCGTCAGTGGGTAGTCGGATAAAGCCACCTTGCCTGAACCGCATCAGAGCCATAACCGTCGAATCCACGAGGTCATCATTACTCATAAACGGGAATCCTGCAATCTCTTCCACTACTTCTTCTGCCCACCGTGTCTGTGGCACCCACACAAGCTCGGACGCAATTATGTCCGCTACAGAGTTGAGGCGTGCCGTCTTATCCCCTGACCCCCTGTGGGGGGTATACTCCGATATGGGTAGACCCATACGCCGCATTTCTTGGTACAGGGCTACGCCAGAGCTTTTCTTCTCAACTATGAACGAATCTGGCTCCCAGTCCATATACTCATCCATAGCAAGCTGTTTAAGCTCTGGGAACTCCATACGCTGTTTTATGCTATTTAACAATATAATATTGTACGCGTTGGTTTCCTCGTTCAAGAAAACACCCCATGTGGTAAGCGCTGTATAGTCTGCACGGTTGTGCTTCTCGGCTGCTGCGTCAAGCGACATTATAATATATTCACAGGATGGCGGTTGGTCGTGTGCCCATGTCTGCCACCACTCACGCTTGACAATAGCGGCCTCTTCCGCGGTAGGTTGTTGCTGATACTGCGCATTCCACTGGAACGTAGGCATCGACGCCTTGGTACGCAACAAGGCATCCAAGTCAAAAAACTCAGGCCACAGCGGTTTCTGTACTTCCTTCTTCGTCTTTTTGTTTACCACATCTAGTATGGCGGGAAACTCGACTACCTCATATTGATCTGACCGTTCGTTCTGTACCATGTCCCGCACAACGCGTCCTGTCAGGTCATCCATGTGCCAACGCGTCTGGATTATTGCAACCCTACCGCCCGGCATAAGGCGAGTACGGGCACCGAAGGTGAACCACTCATAGGCTTTCTCGAACACCTCGAAGTTTCCGTTAATAACGTCCTGCTCAGAGTGAGGGTCATCAACAAGCAGAAGATCAGCACCACGACCAGCCAATGCTGACCCAATACCACACGCATAATATTCACCTCCTACGTTTGTGTTCCACCGTCCTGCTGACTTACTATCCTGTGCTAGTTGCACGGTAGGAAATATGGAACGGTACTGATCTGTAGCGATCAGGTTACGCACTTTACGGCCAAAATCCACCGCGAGGTCCGTGGTATGGGACACCATCATCACCTTTTTGCCGGGGTTTCGCCCCAAAAACCACGCTGGGTAGAAGATCGAAACAAGCTGGGATTTGCCGTGTCTGGGGGGTATATTCACGCAAACCCGGTCCTTATCGCCCTTCTCAATACCCATTAACATGTTAGCCAGTATACGGTGATGCTTACCAACTATGAAATCGGGCATCATCAACTTGCAAAACTCTATCAGATCGTCATACGCAGCCTTATTTGCCGTCCGATTGTGCAGCTCATCCACCATTCGGTCGATTTCTGCCACCTCTTCGTCACTAAACGTGTCCAGATTGGCCAACATGACCTCAATATCAGCCTCGTCGAAGTCCAAAGCCTCAGTCATCGTCGTCAAACCCAAATTCTTCGTCTGTATCCAGCAGTTGCGCCTCTATAACCGTGGCATCTTCTACCTCTGGTTGTGGATTTACCAGTTTTGCAAGTTTACCGCGTAGTTTTTCCTTGATGTCATCGGTTGTTTGGTGGGTAATCGTGACTTCGGACTTCTCAGTAAACAATCCTACGTCTGATATCTTACCAAGAAGCTCCAATGCACGCATACGTACCCTTGGGTCAGGGTTTTCGCTCTCAATGATGAGCTTATTAGTCACCAGATTGCGTAATTGCTTCGATGATTCCACCACAGAATGGTTAAATTCGTCTATGATGTTGCTTGTTAAGCGCACAGAAGCAGGTGTTAGGGCCGCTGCACGCTTATGCGTCACCTTCTTAGATGTTTTGTCGGGGTCTTGGGCGTATGCAGTAGCTAATGTAGCGGCTACTTCCTTGTCTACCTCGTCGGGTTCAAGGTCCGCACCGTGTTTTTCTAGTTCGTCAACGGTTTTACCCAGTGCATCGGCACGCTCTGGTAGAGGTATGTGCTTCACCTCATCTTCTAGGGGAACCCCTAGCTCTGGAATAGCATTCATTGTCATAGTACGTCGCAGGTTGGTAACCGATAACGTAATAATAGGGTACAAAAAATTTTTTGACAAGGGTTTTGAAAAAGAGGTGGGGGGTGTCCTGTGTGGGGCAAACGTAAAAGTTGGTCTATATTTGAGCGTATTAGTATTATACAGGATAGCGCGGAGTCCCACATGACAGCGCGGGGGGTGGGGTAGGTGTACCCTCGACAGATTAGGTTTTTCGGGCATCTGCCCGAATTATCTTTTAGTGATATCTAATGTGGTTTGGTTGCTTTTAGTGGGTAAACCTATTGCGTAACATGTTATAGCATGGCATAAAGGTTTCATCAGGACGGCGAGGCAATGGGCCAAGCGCTGATTTATTTGGAGTAAATCAAATGACAATTTCTAAACTTGTAAACGAACTGACTAACACTGGCGCAAAAATGGGCGTCGAAAATATCTCTGCGCTTGAAGCGGGTGGCATGAAAGCGGCGCATACTGCCGAGGGTAAACTGGCGGCGACATACGCGGCCATGTATGCCTCTGGCATACGCCCGACAGATTACCTGTCGCACAAGAA